ACCTAGTGAAAAAGTAATTTTAACTAAAATACATACAGCAAAAGGTACGTCAAAAAATTTATACAATCAACTTGATAAATTAGATGAAGCACAACATAAGCATATGTCTGGACATAAAAAAATGGGAGCTGTAAATAATGCTATTCTTGATAAATTTAAAAAAGCAGAAAATGAGATTAGATTTCATTATGATTTATTAGATAATTTTATTGCTTATAAAGCAGCAGCAAAAAGAAAAGGACATAAAGCAGAATTTATTCAATTTTCAAAAAATGTAGAATCTGTTAAAAAATATATAAGTGAATTAAAAAAACATAAAGCAGAATTAAAAAAATTATTATAATTAACCTTTTTTACCTTTATTAATATTTAAAAAAAAAATAACAAATGGCACGTAGAAAAAAACACACAAAAAAACACACTACTCATCGTAGACGCTCAAAAAGAATGGGTGCAATGAGTATGAAAGGAGGACTTTCAACAGCATTATTTACTATTGTAGGTGGTGTAGCAGCGCGTTTTGTAAGTAACACTATTAACGGTACTTCATTAGATGCTTCGTATAAAGGATATATAGCATCAGCAGCTCCAATTGCTGTAGGTTTATTCCTTCCTAAATTTATTAAAACACCAATGGGTGCAGCATTAGGTAACGGTATGATTGCTGTTGGTGGTTTAGGTTTAGTTCAAAGTACTGGAGTACTTTCGGGTTTGCCAATGATCGCAAAACGTTATATGTCTTTGGCCCCATCTACACAAAACACAAGGGGTGTAGTTGCAGGAATGGATACACGTAGCGCAGCAGTTTTATGTGGATAGTATAAATAATAAAAAAACAATTTAACAAACATTAAAATTTAAAAAAAATGATTAATCAAATAGGCGCAAGATTGACTTTCGAAAATGCAAAGTCATTTGTACAGTCTCAAGGATACGACGTAAGTCAAGCAGTATTAACACAATCTTATGTAAGATCTGAAGTTGCAATTTCATCAAGTGTAACAAACTATCGTTTACCTATCGTAGTAACTGATACTACAAACGGAGCTAGTGCATTTAATACAGAGCGCAGAGTTGCTTTGCAAGATGTTCACGTAGTTAGTTCTTTATTTATTGGTTTAGCGGTTCCGTCAAGTTCAACTGACGCAGCATTTCCAGTACTTTCTTATCCATCAACAAGTGCAAACTGTTTTACTTCAGCACAAGCAGATGCTGCTTTAGTTTTGTATAACGGTTTTCTAACAATGCAAGTTAATAATCAAAATATTTTACCTGCTTACGATATTTTAAGAAGTTATTATGTACCGCAGACACAAGGTAACGTAGGAATTACGGCACAAACTGTTTTTCCAATTGATCAGTGGGATGCTAGTGATAATGGTTTTTATCCTATCGAACCAAATATTTTATTAAACGGTGGTGCTAATATCGTTGCAAACATTGTACTTCCAGCAGCTATTTCAACTGTAGCTTCAAATAGTCGTATTGTAGCAATATTTAGAACAATACTTTGTCAAAACGTAACTTCTGTAAAATAAAAAGACGATCCCAATCGCCACCTAGCCAGGTGGGTGCAAACGCCTGGCATTTTATTAACTTTTAAATAAACAACCAATGCCAATTTTAAAAAGATTCGAAGCGGTGGAAGTTGCAATACCAAGTGGAAGTACAAACACACGTTTTTATTTTCCTAATTTACCAAATTTGGCAAATGCTATGATACAAAACATACAGGTATATACACCTGGTGTTTTAAGTGCATCGCCAAACAGCGGAAGTACAATGGTTACAGAGGCAGATCTTAAAAAGAGCTTTCTTACTTTGTATTCTGGGGATTTGCAATTGATTTACAATGCTCCTTTACTAGCTTTCAATAATATTATAAGTTCAGCTACACCAAATCCATATACAAACGGCTTGCCCGATATTGATAATATGGTAATTAGCTGGACAAAAAGTTTTATTTCGTTATCAAGTGCTGCTGGAACTACAAACGTAGTTTACGCATTCGGAGTATATTACAAATTATAAAATAATATAAAAATGGCAGTATTTAAGCCCGAGTTGCATCGTTTGGAAGATGTTATTGATTATTACGAAAATTCACCTGCGACGCATTATAAAATATTCGCTGGAACAAGTCCAAAAGCTGAGTACTGCCGTTTTTATTTTGACGAAGACGAAAAAGAAATAGGATTACAAAAATTAGCTGAAGCATTAAGAGCAATTCAACAAAATGTTGACAATACCAATCCTTATATACTTCAATTAATAGAAAAGAAAAAAGTTGCTAAAGGAAAAGAAAATGATAATTTAACGCAAATAGTATTTCAGTTAAATAAAGCAGAAAGATATTTGCCTATGTTATCAGGTATGCAGCAACAACCATCAGATAATTTTAATAGGTTAATGGAAAAAATGATTGAAGGTCAAAATTTAATTATTTCTAAATTAAGTGCAGATGAATATGAAGATGATATTAATGAAAAGCCAAAAGGATTTGGTGCTATACTAGAAAACGAACAATTTCAGCAATTAGCAATCGGAGCTTTGGGATTAATAATAAATAAATTTGCAGCTTCAGGTCAATCGGGAGCAGCTGTTACAGCATTGGCTGGATTTCCAGATGATCAAAAAGAAAAAGCATTACAAGCAATTGAAATTCTAAGTAACAAAGATGCAAACTACGGTGATCATTTGCTTTATCTGGCTAATATCGACGATAATACTTATAAGATGTTGTTGGGATTTATGAAATAAATTTATATGGCAAACACGCAAGATAATACAAAATTAATAACTACAATAGGAATAGCTGTTGCTGCTTATTTATTAATTGTAAAACCTGTTTTAGAAAAATTGGGAATAACTAAAACAGCCGAAGAAAAAGCAAAAGAAAAATCCGATACAGGTAATATTTTAGATGCAGAAAATAACATAAAATCAAAAGGTGTAACTTTAACAAAATCAAAAGCAGAATGGGATCAAATTGCAGATACAATATATAATGATCTTAGATATAGTGCAGTAGATGATGATAAAGATGATGCAGGATATCAATTAGCAAGACTTCAAAATGATGCAGATGCAATTTATTTAGTAAAAACTTTTGGAAAAAGGCAAGAATATTTTTTTGGCCTTCCAATAGGATCTGAAATGGGTTTAATTTCTTTTGTTAATAGTAATCTTAGTCAAGATAAGATTAATTTAATTAACGATAATTATAAACGTAAAAATATGATGTTTAAATTATAATAAATGAAAAATAAAAATTTATTAATTATTGGGGCCGTAATTTTAGTAGCATTTTTTTTATTTAAAAAGAAAAAACAAGTTGTAATATTGCCACCACCTCCACCAGGTGGAAATAATTTACACCCTCTTGATATGTTAGAAAATAAATTTACATATCCAAATGGAATATATGAAGGAATGAGAGCACAAGGATTTGATACGCAATATTTAATACAGGACGGTAAAAAATATGGTATAACATTTCAACAATGGCAAGAAAGGGGATTTGATCCTGGAATAGTTGTAGATCAATCAATTTTAAATTTAATACCAGACGGTGGTTTATATAATAATGGACTATAATGAAAAATAAAAAAGGTAATAAAAAAGGATATTTAACAATTATATTATTATTTTTAAGTGGTTTTGCGATTGCTAATATGTTAAAAAAGAAAAGTAAAGTAATACCAGGTAATCCAGAAATAATCCCACGTTCTAGAAATGGAAGTACGGTTTATAAATATGATTTAATAACACCTATTTACACTTTTAGAAAACAAATTGAATTAAAAATTTTGGAACAGGATCCTAATCTGCCATATACAAAAGTTTCATTTATGGCTAATAATGTTTTAAAAACGGGATGGATTAGTGATAATAATATAATTAAATTATAAATAATGAAAACAAGCGAATATTTAATTTACGGAACAATAATTTATTTACTTTATAAATTATACAAAAATACACAACCTGATAAAAATATTAATAATTCAAATAATATAAAAAATTTACCAGTTATTAATTTTCCACCATTTGCAACAGTTACACCTACGTATTGGAATACTACGCAAATACAACCAACACCAGCAGAAGTTTTAAGTGTAGAACAGTTAAAATTTTATAATGCTAAAAAAGGAATTTCAAAACAAATTTATACTTGTTAATTATGCTAAGAAATTATACACCTGTTTTTATTGCTTATAATACACCACAATCTATTCCTACTGATTGTAACAGTATTATTTTTATTAACTTGGGAACTACAAATGCTATAATAGAAAACGTTACACTAGCACCTTCACAAAGTTTTGTAATAGATGGAAACGAAAATGAAATTACAAATGCAACTTTACAAGTAAATTTTACTGGAGCTGGGCAAAATAATTTAGTAGTAGTAAAAAAAATATTTTAAAAAATGGGATTTTCATATAACGTTAATGTATTAAATCAAAAAGGATCTCCTGCATTGTATACTGATACTTTTGCGAATCGACCTGCATTTGGTTATGCAGGAAGATTGTTTATTGCTAATGATACTTCAGCAATATATGAGGACACTGGAACCGCTTGGGTATTAATTGCAAACGTAAGTAGTGGCGCAGGAACTTTGCAGCAAGTTACTACAAATGGTAATACTTCAAATGTAGGTATATCAATAACGGCGGGCGGTTTGTCAACAAATAGTTTGACAGATACGGCCCTTACTTTGGGGTCAGTATTGTTTGCAGGTGCATCGGGATTAGTTACACAAGACAATGCAGCGTTTTATTGGGATGACACAAATAACAGATTGGGAATTAATACAACTACACCAGGTAATAGCTTAGACATTCATTTTGCGGGTACCGGTTCAACAATAGGGTTAAATAATACGGCTGGTAATGCTGCAACTATTGTATTTGCAAATACAGGTACAAATAAATGGCGTATAGGTAATTCAAGTACTAATAATTTTGATGTTATAAATATTAGTACAGGAACAAATGCTATTTCAATAGATAGTTCAACAAATTTAGTAAATTTAATTGGTGCTTTAACTGCTGCTGGTAAAATTATAAGTTCAGCAAATGGATCTACTTTTGGAACTTCTGCAAATGGTTTGTATCCATTAATTATACAATCTAATACAACAGGAAGAGTAATACAATTAATTAATACTTTAGCAGGAACAGCTCAAATAACTGTATCTGGTACGGCAACAAGTTCAAGTATAGGTTTTAATACTTATTCAACAAATGATGCTTTTGTAATTACAAATAATGGTTTTATAGGAATTGGAACGGCACTACCTTCAACTACTTTAGACGTAGTTGGATCAGGTGTATTTAGTGGTTCTGTATCTGCAAATGCTGGAAATTTTACAAGTGAAGTTAAAATATCATCAGCAACAACAAGTAGTTTTGTAGTTAATTCAACAAATGACGCTGCTTTTCACGGTTTTGAAATACAAAGTAATGGAGTTGCACAGGCGGGAATGGTTGCATTGGCAAATACAGGCGAAATAAAAATTGGTGGTTATCAAACTACAAATGATTATTTTCCTGTTATTTATTCAGATGGTGTTGCTTCATTAACATTTGGAATTGGTGCAAGTCCATCGGCTACTTTTGTTGGGAGTGTAACAGGAACAATATTAAATTCAACTTCTGGAGGTTCAACACAAATATTTTTAAAATCAACGGGTGGAGGATCAAATAGAAATTGGCAACTACAAACTAGCGAAACTGCAGCCGGTGATTTATCTATAATGCAATCAACTACTGCAGGGGGATCAACTTATGCAACTAAAGTTAATATAGGTCCAACTGGAAGTGTAGCAATTGGAAGTTCAACATTTTCAGCAACAAAATTGTTAATAACGGGAACTGATCAAACAAGTGGTGCATATACTTTAATATGTAATGATAGTTCAAGTAATACAGTTTTTTTTGCTAGAAATGACGGATTAATAAATACAGGTGCAAGAGCATCATCTCCATATAATAATTCACTTGCTGGTAGAACTGTAACCGTTGACGCTTCAGGTACTTTAGGTTATTTAGTTTCAACTAGAGAATCAAAAAATAATATTGAATCTATAAATGATGTATCTTATATTTTTAATTTAAGACCTGTTCAATTTAATTATCGTAAAAAAGATAATTTAACAAATGAATATATTGAAGAATTAGAAGAAAATATAAATTATGGTTTTATAGCTGATGAAGTAGAACAAGTTAATAAAGAATTGGTTTTTTATAATACTTTAGAAGATGGTACAAAAAAATTAGCTGGAGTTGAATATAATAATATGATAGCTTTATTAACTAAAGCCGTACAACAACAACAAACGCAAATTAATAGTTTATTAAAAAGAATTGAATTATTAGAAAATAAATAATGGACACTAATTTGGAAAATATATTTTACATAGGATCATTTGCAGCTTCAATAATTTTTATAGGATCTTTTTATGGTACTACAAAAAAAAAATTATCAGAAATAGAAGTCGATATGAAAGAAATAAAATCAGATCGTATCGATATTATAGACAAACTAGCCAGAATTGAAACAAAATTGGATTATTTAAATAAAGAAAAATGAATAATTGGAAAACAACATTGGGTGGGGTACTAGCTGCATCAGCAGAAGTTATACCAGTAAATACAGGCATACAGGGATTAATTAGATCAATAGGATTATTACTCTTAGGTTGGGCAGCTAAAGATCATTCAAAGAGTCTAAATGACGCAGCAAAATAAAATTATTTTAATAATATTAGGAATTTTGGGAATAACTGCGATAACAAAAGGAGCAAGCTATTCATCTGCTTTAAATTTTATAAAAAAAGCAGAAGGTGGTTTATATTTAAAAGCATATAGAGATTCTGGTAATGTACCAACAATAGGCTGGGGATCTACGTATGATTTCGATAAACAAAGAAAAGTACAAATGGGTGATGTAATAACTGAGGAACAAGCACAACGCTGGCTTGATATGGAAACTTCACAAAACGCATCTGATATTAAAAATCTTGTAAAAATTAAATTAACTAATAATCAATTTAATGCATTAATTAGTTTAGTATACAATATTGGTATAAATGCTTTTAAAAATTCTACAATGCTTCGTTTATTAAATAGCGGAGCAAATATTAATACAGTAGCAAATCAATTTGATGTTTGGGTTTACGATAATGGCGTAAAAGTAAAAGGATTAATTAATAGAAGATCTGCCGAAAAAACTTTATTTTTGTCATAGAATTTGATTTTTATAGGATTCATAGATTTAAACGGGATGTTTCTACATCCTGTTTTTTTTTGTTAAATTTTAAAATAAATTTTTTTATATGAAAATTTATTTATAATCTTTGTCAATCTTTAAATCTTTAAATCTAAATCAAATGATCAAAGCAAAATTCCGTTTCTTTTTTGGAAACGATGACAAACGTACTTTATATGAGTACACAATCGAATTAAATTCATTATTTTTTACAGCAGCATTTATAGAAAGTAATAATATTGTTACGTTTCTACAAACGGCTGGTTGTGATATTTTAGACGTTAAATTAACTGAGTGGCCTAATAAATAGGTCATTTTTTTTTTACCTTTTAAATTAAATAATATGAATTACTATGCTTATAAAGGATATACTATTATCTATTATCCAAAAAGAAAAGTTTACGTTATCCATCCTTTTTTACAAGAATATAAATCCTTAAAAAGCGCACAAGCTTGGATAGAATATTTAAATAAATAATTTTAAAAAAAAAATTATGAAAAGAGATATTATTTTAATAATTATATTAATTATTCTTGCATTATTAGCTGATAATATTATAAACTTTTAATGTTAGAAAATCCTGTTTACATTGAACTTTATAAAAATGCATATAAACGCGGATATGATCCACCTCAAGAACAAATTTTATTTACAATTCAGGGGCAAAATATAGGATCTATTCAAAATTATTGCATTATAAGTGGTTTACCTAAATCAGGTAAAAGTACATTTACGACTTCTATTGTTGCAAGTGCATTTCACAAGTATGATATTTTTAATATGAAATTACAAACATTGCCAGGACGTCCTAAAATTTTATATATAGATACAGAAAGCAGCGAATTTGATTTTTACAAACATATGGCAAGAATTAAAAACGTAAGTAATATAGATGAATTGCCTTCTTTTTTTGATAGTTTTTGCCTACGAAAAGAAAGTCCAGAGACAATAAAATTAATGATAAAAGCATATCTTGAAAACACCCCAGAGTGTAGTATTATTATTTTAGATGGCCTTCTTGATATTGTAATGAATTATAACGATGAAGTAGAATGTCGAAAAGTTGTTAATTGGATTAAAGAAATTACAACTGTTAATAACTTGTTATTAATTGGAATTTTACACACGGGTAAAAATGAAGGTAAAACATTGGGCCACTTGGGATCAAATACGGACCGGTGGGCACAAAGTACATTATCTGTAAGAAAGGAAGAAAATGGTACATTTGTTCTTGAGCCTAAGTTTTTAAGATCTGCGGGCGGATTTAAAGCAATTGAAATTGAGTATTCGATAGACGAAAATAAGTTTATTCAAATAAATTCAATACCTGTTAATGAAATTAAAATAAAGCATTTTTCAAATTATACAGATCAAGAACATAATAATATTTTAAATTCTATTTTTGAAAAACAAAAATTTATTAAATACGATATTTTAATAAACGAAATTTCTAAAATTGAAAAACGTGGTGTTAATTTTTCAAAAAGTTACATTAAATATTTTAAAGACAAAAATTTAATTAGTAAAAATTTACAAAATGAATATTTTGATTATCGTCAAGAATTTTAAACTAAAAAACTTATGAAACAAACAAATCTATTTGGAAAAGAATTTGCACCTGATTATGAAAATCAAAAATACAGTAATAAAATTTCTAGCCCTATTTATGAGCCAAAAAATTTAAAACCACATATTTTAGAGTTGTGCAATAAAAGCAAAACGCATAGACTTTTAAGAAAAATTAACGAATCAAAAATACCTTACGAAGAAAAAATGTTTTTAATCGATGCAGCAAGAAGGCATAATATTTTTAATTACGAAAAAATTGCTGATTATTATTCTCATTCTAATAAAGAAATGCAAGAACTAATGGAAGAGTCTGGCCTTGTAATAATTGATTTTCAAAAAGCAATAGAACTTGGTTATGTAAAACTTTGCGAAGATATTAAAAAACAATATTTAGAAGATTATGAATAAAGATTTTGCAGTGTTTATACTAACACACGGACGTCCTGATACTATTATAACAGATAAAACTATTCGACGAAATGGATATACAGGAAAAATTTTTTATATTGTAGATAACGAAGATAAAACGATAGATAAATACATTAAAAATTACGGACAAGAATTTGTTAAAATTTTTAATAAAAAACAAATGGCAGATTTAATTGACGAAGGTAATAATTTTGATAATAGAAAAGTTATTATACACGCAAGAAATGCTTGTTTTAATATAGCAAAAGATTTAGGATTAACGTATTTTGTTCAGTTTGATGACGATTATACTTCATTTTGTTATCGATACGATATAGGAGCAAAAACAATTAAAAATATAGATTCTGTTTTTAATTCTATGTTAGAATTTTATAAAAATACAAATATTAAAACAATTTGTTTTTCGCAAGGTGGTGATCATATAGGTGGTTTTATTGGTATTAAATTAAAAAGAAAAGCTATGAATAGTTTTTTTTGTAGCACTTTAAGGCCATTTCAATTTGTAGGTAGTATTAACGAAGACGTAAATACTTATGTTACATTAGGATCTCGCGGAGATTTATTTTTTACTTTTACAAATATTCAATTAACACAAAAACAAACACAGACAAACGAAGGTGGAATGACTGACGAATACAATTTATATGGAACTTATGTAAAGTCATTTCATAGTGTTTTAATGCATCCTAGCGGTGTTAAAATTTATATGATGAATACTCTTAATAAAAGATTACATCATAAAATTAAATGGGATAATACTGCACCTAAAATTTTAAACGATAAAATAAAAAAAATATGACATCAAAAGAAAAAGCAGAAGAATTAATAAAAAAATTTGATTTAGCATTAATAAATACAAGTATTTATTTCGAAATAAGAAAATACTTTGTTTACAATTGTGCATTAATAACAGTTGATAGTATACTTAATGAAATTAATTGGGTTGATAATAAAACACCCATTAAAGAAATTAAATTTTGGCTAAAAGTTAAACAAGAAATAAATAAATTAAAAAATGCAAAATGATGAACAAAATAAAAATGATGATGTTTTTTATTTCAATAAAATTATCTTGGGAAATAGAAAAGCTAAAAAAGAAACTAAAGATCAAAAAAAGGAAAGAATAAGACTACGAATGTTAACAATTCTTAACAGCTTAGAAAAAATTTTACAAAAAAAATAATACATAAAATATCCAGCCCTATTGTTTTAATGACTGGATATTTATGCTATTTTAACCTTTTTCATTACAAAAATACAAAGAAATATGTTACCAGGAAAATATTTTACAATAATTTTTTTTAATGCTGAAAAAAAAGCATACAAATATCGCAATATAAAAAACGATTCAAGGACGTTACAACGCTTTACTACATTTGCTTTGACAAAAGGAGCAGTAGAAATGAATTTATACGATAAAGTAACAAAAAATTTTTCGCATAAAATCTTTTTAAAAGGTCAAAAAGATTAAAATTATTTAAATATACTTTTTTTTTAATTTAACACTAAATTTTTAGTGTTTTTTTATGTTTTTTGCATACGTTTTTTACGTATTTTTTTGCATTTAACGGGGTTCAGAACGGCAGAACACCCCCCCCCCTATAGGGGGGGGGTGTTACATTCGCCCGTTCTAAACATTCCCGTTGTTCGAAAAAAAAATTTTTTTAATTAAAAACTTTTTATAATTTTGTAAAACCTTTTTCAATTTTATCAATTTTTAATTTTTTTAAATGTCAAAAAATATTATTTTAATCGGTTTAGCCATTTTAGGATGGATAGGTTATAAAAAATATATTTTAGCTAAAAAAATAAATATTTCATTAAAAGATATCGGATTCGCTGGAGGAAATTTTTTAAATCCAATTCTTAATGTTAAATTACAAATTGAAAATCCTACAGACACAACTACAGATGTGCAAAAAATTGCTGCAGAAATTTTATTACAAAATAATATTGTTGGAACTATATATCAGGATCTTAATCAAAAAATATTGGCAAATCAAAAAACAATAATTAATTTTGATGTTAATTTAAATTTAAAAGATGCTGCAATAATTTTAGTAAAAAATAAATTTAAAAACGAAATAATTGAATTAAAAGGAAATTTAGTTATTGATTTTATTTATTTTCCGATTAATTATCAAATACAATTACCTTAATGAATTTATTATCACAATTAGAAAGTTTTAAAAATAATAAAAATATTATTAGTTATGATCAATCGACTAACGATATTATTAATGCAATTTTAAAACAACATAATAAAAGTGTTAATGAATATGACAAATTATACTATTTTTTTGATCAAGGAAATTATTACGATACTGCTAAAAAAGTTTTTAATTATTTAAAAAATAATATAAAATATATTATTGAGCCAGATAATTTACAAACAGTTAAATCACCAGCAGCAATTTTAGCAACTGGAAAAACAACTGGATCAGATTGCAAAAATTTTTCTTTATTCTTTGCAGGTATTATGGATGCATATAGAAGGAATACTGGAGAAAATTTTGATCTTAGTTTTAGATTTGCAAGTTACGATGGAAGTAAAACACCCGAACATGTTTTTGTAGTAATAAATCCTGATACGAATCAAGAAGTTTGGTGCGATGCAG